GCACCTAAGAAACCACCAGCACCACTCGCCACACTACCACCAAAAGCCTGAAAACCTAGCAATCCTGCTATTCTTGCCAACGCTCCTAATAAAATTGGTAATGCAATTAATAATTGTCCGACTCCAGTGTTAAGCACCGCAAATATTCTCTCGATTGTGCCCGTGACAAAATTTAAAATTCCTCTATTTCTTGGATTTGCTAAAAAACTGATAAGACTTAGAAGAGCTTTACCAAGAAATAATTTTACAATACCACCAAAGATAGCACTAAAAATATTTCTAACTGGTGATAAGACTCGATCAAGTGTTTTTTGAATTGATCTACCAACCTTCCTATTAATTTCTAATTTTTTTTCTCTCTTCCTTCTTTTTTCATTCTCCAGTTCTCTCATTTCTCTGAGAAACTTCCTAGTCTCCAACTCATCTTGAGCTTGGAGAGTCTGTAATATAGAAGACATCGTTCTCTTGATGTCTGTCACACTTTCAATTACACCTTCACTTTCTTGATTTTTTGAAAGCGATGCTATCATTGCACCGGTTTGAAGTTGTTGTGTTTTAATTATATCTTTTAATATTGATATCTTTCTTGAATTAATTTGTATCGCATTCGCTAAACTCTCTATTCCTAAAAATTTTGACGCAGAAACTTTTCTTGTAGTCTCCCTTGGAGTTCTACCCATCCTTGTCATATTATTGAGAAAATTCTCATATGCTGGATTAGTCTCATCCATTCGCGTTTTGTTGATTCTCTTTTAGTTTTTCCTCTTCAAGATGAGATTGTAGAAGTCCAACATAAATGTCTCGTTCCCAAGGCATCATGTTTTCAATCTCAGTCAAACTATATTTATGGTACTGCATCATGGCAAAGTTTAATCTGAAGTAATTCTCCAGATTCATATGAACCATCGCTAGCCGAAAAAAGACGCTAAACCCTCAAGCACCACATCACTTTCAACTTTTGTTTTAGGATTCTTCACCTTCACAGTATGAGATAATTTAGGCATTGTTTCAAAAAACTTTTCAACTTCTTTGAATTGATTTGAATTCATTGAATCAAGAAAATCATTGATTTCTTTTTTTGAACAATCTGCTGCAACCCATACTTCATCTTCATTGTAAATTTTATTGATACATGATCCAATCAAATCAAATGATTGCTCCATAGCATTTGTACCAACTTCATTTGGATCAAAATTATTTTTAATAAATTCATTCAAAGATGGATATTTAAGTTCCATCATAAGGTTATTATCAAGTTTGATTTTATTTGAGTGTCCTTCAGGTTTATTAACTTGAATATCATCAAGATTAATATTGACATTCACTTCTGTTTCATTATCATCAGGGCAAATCAATTTTACATCTAAATCTTCACCAACTGATTTACCACGAATATTTAAAAACAAATATTCAATATCAAATGTGGGGAGTGTTTCAACTTTGATTCCTTTTGTAAGAACACATGCACGAATAACAGCTTTGATCGCATTTGTTATCTGTTTAGTATCTTCACTCTCAAGGGCAATAACAAGAAGTTTTTCCTCCTTTACAAGAAATGGTCTATAAGTGATAGTTTTTCCTGTTGATGGTAATTCAAGTTCATAACTTGGAGTCGCAATTTTTGGTAACGGCATAATGTTATTATTCAGTAAGTTTATTTAGCACCTATCTTCCAAGGGCATTTAGGAATCTAGGAATGACACCTCTTGGTCTATCCTCAATAAAGTATCTTGAGTAGGCCATCTGTACGGTGCATTTTAATACTTGTGATGCATCATAAGAAACTGGCATCGAATTAATTGCAAGCGGAAAACAATTTACAAATTTGTATGTAAGAATCTTTGTTTGCCTTCTTGAATCAAGATTTTTTTCAAACTTTGTTATTTCTAAGTTGCCTTTATACTCTCTAGGAAATTGAACACGATATGAAAAAGTTTCATTTTTTACATTGTTATCACCTGCTGAAGTCATGTTTGTTATATAATTCATCCATGCTTCAAAAAATCTGACTGGGAGATATTGATCAGCGTCACAATAAAAAGTTAAGTTTATAACATCATCGTAAGTTCTACGGTAAACGTGTCTCTCTCTTACTCCGGGAATATTATTATTTAATTCTGCAGTAGCAAATCTTGATCCGGGAAGTGATGCCTCTGAACATAATATATTTAATCTTCCTTGATCTAAATTAAGACCTAACTCTCTTTTATAACGATTAAATTCATTTGATAAAAAAGAAATACTCACCTGAAAATGAGAAGTCGTCGCTGGATTAAGGAGTTGAGCCTTAACCATCGATATCGATTTTCGCTGTGGTGGGATGATAGCCATTTATAAATATAGATTGACCTTGTATATTATGTAGGCAAGTTATGGGCGAGAGTATCAAAAGTAAGTATACTCCTGTGTATCCACACAAGTATAAAGGTAACTCGAAGATGATCGTATGCCGTAGTAGTTGGGAGAGAAAGTTTTGTCAGTGGTGTGATATGAATAATAGTATTATATCATGGGCATCAGAGGAGTTCAGCATACCATATGTTTCACCAAAAGATAATCGTGTTCATAAATATTACCCAGACTACTTAATAAAAGTGAAAGAGAAGAATGATATGATTAAAACTTATGTGGTCGAAGTCAAACCATATAAACAAACAAGACCTCCTAAACAAAGAAGTCGCAAAACAAAATCATATCTTACTGAGTGTGTTACTTATGCTGTTAATCAGGCAAAGTGGAAAGCTGCGAAAGAGTTTTGTGAAGATCATCGTATTGAATTTAAAGTAGTTACAGAGAAAGAACTTGGAATCCGATGAGCAGACTCGAAGGTAATGACATAAACAATCCAACGAATGATCAGGAAGATATGATGATAGAGATCATGTCACTTTTAAATGATACTGTTACACCAGTTCCTGATGTCGGAAACTTTTATACCTTTGTATATAATCCAAAAACTCCAAACATCACATATGACCAACATCCACTCATAGCATGCACTGATATTTTTGGTTGGGGTTTCCGTGGGTTAAATTTTCACTGGCAAAAGTATCGTAACTACACATGGAATGAACTAGCGGGTCAATTATACGAGGTGCAACCAAATGAACTTGATGATCTTCTTGCAATTCCTTATGCTAAGTTCCTAAATAACTAAAAAGGTCGATAATGACAATAACAAATCAAGTAAATCCAATAGGAACAACTCATACGAGTAAAAAAAGTCAAATTATTGTACCAAAAGAGGGTATAACTGGTCTTGAGAGTAAAACAAAAGAAAAAATATATACAGCAGTTACTCTTACTAGAAGTAGTATTAATCCACCAAAATATAGACAACAAATAATTCAATATAATGATGCAAAAAGTAAATCTTATTCAGTAATAGCCACTAAAAATGAAGACACAGGCGAATTCGATTTTATTGATAATAATGTTGATTTTAAAAATACAGATCAAGATGCATTCAAAAAATTAGTGGTGGATCAGACAAAAACACAAAAAAAAGATGCAGAAAAACAAATAAAAAATAAAGTAAATCAAGATAAAAAAGCTATTAATAAAAATGAATCTGATTCAAACACGACCGACTCAACAAACTCAAACAAAAAACAAGATAGACAAGGAATAGCAAGATCAAATTATGGAGTATTACATTACCCAGCTTTTATTGAAAGAAGTGAACAAGATAAACTTAAAATTACGATCCTTGAATTTTCAACAAGATTTCGTGGTGCAAAAATTCCTAAAAGTAAATTAAAATCAAATAGAAGACCTCCAGAACCAGATCGTTCAAAATATAGTGGTTCTCGTTCAAGATTTTATCACCGCGATAGAAGAGCATATGAAAAAAAATATGGCAAAAATACTGATAAAAATCGAGTAAACGTTGGGGATAGTAATGATTCTAGACTAAGTTTAGACAATAGAAGTCGAATCGAAGCAAATAAAAGAACCGTTGGTCACATTACTTTACCCATTCCTGATGGCGTATCAGATCAAAACCAAGTAGATTTTACGAACGGAACATTAAACCCACTTCAAGTTGCTGGAGCAGAAACTGCGTTAAAGTTTTTTCTAGGTGGTGGGGCAAATGATAAAGCAGGTGAAAATGCTGCTAAAGCTTTTGATCAGGCAATTACAGACCCAAATCTTAAAAGTGCAGTAAGTGCGATTATAACTGGAAGTGTTTTCGGGTTGAATGCAAATGAATTGTTAGCGAGAACAGAGGGAAATGTTCTAAACAATAACTTGGAATTATTATTTAAAGGGCCAACACTAAGACCATTTAACTTTAGTTTTAATCTTAGTGCAAGAGATACCTCTGAATCTCGAATGATAAAAAAAATAATAAGGGCATTCAAACAATCAAGTGCTGTACAAAAAACTCCGGGTGGTCTTTTTCTCCATGCTCCAAACACATACAAATTAGAATTTATTAATGGAAAAACTAATAAAAAGCATGAATTTTTACCAAGAGTTAAAGAGTGTGCTCTTCTTGGTGTCACCATGAATTACATGCCAGAAAATACTTACATGACCTATGATGACACATCAATGGTTTCATATAATATGCGATTACAATTTAAAGAGTTAGAACCTGTATTTAATGATGATTATGATAAAGAAGATCAACAAGACACTGGTGTAAGAAGAGGTAGCATTGCTGCTGCTGACATAAATCAACAAAGTAGTGATATTAATTCAATAGGTTTCTAAGATGTCAAATCCTTATTTCCGTAACTTACCAGAATTTGAATATGTCAATCGCACCAAAGATGGACGTAATGAAGGTGACTATAGTGTTGTCAAAAATTTTTTTAAGAGAGGTAAATTAAGAGAGGATATATTTCAAGACCTGACTTTTTTTACAAAGTTTACCGTTGAGGGAGATGATCGACCAGATATTGTTGCAACAAAAGTTTATGATGATCCAACTCTTGATTGGGTTGTCTTGATGGCAAACAATATCGTAAATGTACAAAGTGAATGGCCCATGTCGCAAACAGATTTTCATACTTATGTTACAAATAAGTATGATGAGGAAACATTATACTCAGGAATACATCATTATGAATCTAGAGAAGTGAAGACAACTGATAATTCCATAATTATACCGGCAGGGCAAAGAGTTGGTGTCGCACAAAGTGTTTCTTATTATGATGATGCATTAGGTCAACATGTAAGAGCAACAGATGTCGCATTACCTGTAACAAATTTTACACACGAAGAGAGATTAAATAACGATAAGAGAAATATATTTGTTCTAAAAGCATCATATCTTAATATCGTATTTGATGATCTTGAGGAAATTATGGAATATAAAAAAGGTTCCACCCAATATGTGAGTGAAACCTTAGTGCAAGGAGATAATATCAGACTATTTGATTAACTATCTGCTAACTTTTGAAAGTAGGATAGTGCATCATCTTCATCAGAATCGACAGTGGTTGTTGCTGCAGGAGTTGCTACTGCTTGAGTAACTACTTTTTCTGCAACATCAAGACCTTCACTTTCACTCTCTAACTCTTCATCAGGAATGTAGCGATTGACTGGCTTTTTGCCAAGAACATACTTCAAACGCTTCTCAAGATCATCGTATGACTTGAACTGGTCTGGAGCAGTGATCGCAGTAAGTGAATACTGTCTCTTCCATAATGCTTCAAGAGCATCATCATCTTCAAGAACTGGCCCTATCTTGTCAAATTCTGACTTGTCATAGTTCCAATATCCATCTTTCTTAACAATCTTCAACTTGAAGTTAGCACCTTGCCAGAAGTCAAAAGGATTGATTGGAGTCTCATCTTCAAACTCTGGTTGCATTGCTTCCATAATCTTATCAAATATTTTTTTACCATACTTAAATAAGAATACTTTACCTTCATTAGAAGGGTTTGTAGGATCTTTCACGACATAGATGTTACTGTAGTAAGATAACTTGCGTTTCTGTTTACGCACGACATCTTTGTCAGACTCATTACCACTGTTCCATAACTCACGATTGTAGTCGGAGACAGGATCCTTTTGACCATTTGTGGTTAGACTATTTTCAATATACCAACCACCAGGCCCTTGAAAGGCATGAGTGTACATTTTTGCCCATGGGAACTCTTCGTTCTCAGGTGCAGGGAGGAAACGGATAACTGCATATCCATTGCCTGTTTTGTCTAGTTCTGGTTTCCAGAGACGTTCATCGCCACCGCCACCAGATGTGTTCGCTTTTTCATCTACCTTT